TAAAGGTGATAAAGGAATGATGAAAAGCTAGTCGAACTCGTAAGGATCATCGATAAAATCCTCATACCAATTCATTTTAAAGTTAACATCATCTCTATCCTCTTCTAATTGTTTAGAGTATTCGATGAGACTTTCTCCGATGTTCTTTAAGAATATCTGTTGCTCCAATTTACTCTCTAAGCGGTCAACGACTAGCGGAACGTTGGTAACAAAATACATTCCACTAGACCTGATCACATCCAGATCATCCTCATCTATTTGAAATGCAATATTCACTACTTTTGTTTTTTGTTCTTCGCTTAGTTTTTCTAGTTTGTATTTCTTTAAATCTATAATCATAATTAATTGTTATTAGATATTTTATTCAATATCTATTAGATAAATTATTATAAGAACTTCACACTCTTCACAGTACTATAAGTTTTTTGAAAAAATATTTTTTTAGAGAGAAAATTATTTTTAAACAAGTGTGATAGTGTGAAGAATGAGTTATTAATATTGAATTATATAGCTTTTTACCATCACACTTCTACTTTTGAGAAGTGTGATAGTGTGAAGGGTTTGAGCATTGGTACTAGGTAATTGCGGGAAAATTTTGAAAATTTATTTTTTATAATAATATTTCTAAAAAAACTTATAGTACCAATAATTGCAATTTGAATTAAAAATATTAATAATTGTGTCACGCTATATTTTTTATGAGTAGAGAAAAAAATTTATACAAAATGGTTAAAGATAAACTGCCCGATTTTAATCCAATTCGCATTGAAACGACTACTATAAATGGATTTCCCGATATGATTTTATTCAATAAAAATAAACACGCTTTGTTTATTGAATGTAAGGTTTGTGAACGTCACAATCTGCTACAAAGTTTGAGACCGCATCAGAAATCATTCCACCATAAATACTCTCAGCTTTTTGGAAATCTATTTATCTTGCAACGCTCTCTCAAAGAGAGAAGAGTTTTCCTGTATAGATCGCTCTTTTTGGATTTTTTAGAGGGAAACGCTGACCACGATCCGCTGACCGCTGTTTCATTAGGTGAAACATGGGACACGATCCGAGAAATTTTGAACAATGACCACGAGATATAGAGACATCGATCCGCGATCCGCTAAAAGCGTTGAAAAATATAGACTTATCTGTTCTTATAATATAGATTATGCAACAATTACAGCTGACCGCTGTTCGATGGCTTAGGTACTTTGGAAAAATGAAAATAAAAGTAATAAATTATTACCCCCACCCCCCAAAAAATCGCCCCAAAAAAATATGCGCGTGGCTAGGGTTTGCAACATACACACACTGATGGAACAAAATTCACGTATGAACTATGAAAATTTAGATATGCAGCAACTAAAGGCGATGGTTTTACTTCGCCAAAAGCAAGAACAAGAATTTGCGAGAGCAAATTTCATGAGTTTTGTAAAGGCAGTATGGCCAGAGTTCGTAGAAGGACCCCATCATTTAAGAACATCCGAACAATTTCAAAAATTTGCAGCGGAAAAAGCACAAAGATTAATTATTAACATGCCGCCACGACACACAAAATCAGAATTTGCTAGTTATTTGTTCCCAGCGTGGATGATGGGACTCAATCCTAGACTAAAAATTATTCAGGCAACGCACACAGGTGAACTTGCAGTAAGATTTGGTAGAAAAATTCGTAACTTAATGAATTCAAAAGAATATAAACGCATCTTTCCTAATGTAACACTGCGAACTGATAACCAAGCAGCGGGAAGATGGGAAACAAATCATGGTGGTGAGTACTTTGCAGCGGGTGTCGGCGGTGCAATCACAGGTCGTGGTGCTGATTTATTGATTATTGATGATCCTCACTCGGAACAAGATGCGTTATCTGAGACTGCAATGGATAATGCTTACGAATGGTACACCTCAGGTCCTCGACAGCGTCTTCAACCTGGTGGATCAATAGCGATTGTGATGACAAGATGGTCTAACAAAGACTTAACAGCTAACTTAATTAAGAAAATGGCAGAGCCTAAAGCTGACAAGTGGGAATTAGTCGAGTTCCCCGCAATCTTAGACGACGATGACGAAGAAAAAAGAAAACCTATTTGGCCTCAGTACTGGAAACTAGAGGAATTAGATAAAGTTAAAGCTTCGCTGGTACCCAGTAAGTGGAATGCCCAGTGGCAACAAAACCCTACCTACGATGGAACCAGTATTATTAAGCGTGAATGGTGGAATGTTTGGGAAAAACCAAATCCACCTGAGTGTGCTTTCATTATTCAAAGCTATGATACTGCCTTTTCTAAAAAAGAAACAGCTGACTACTCTGCCATTACCACTTGGGGTATCTTTTATCCCAACGAGGGTAAAGAAACGCATTTAATTCTTCTTGCATCCACCAAAGGTCGATGGGATTTCCCTGAATTAAAGCAAGTCGCGAAGCAAGAACTCCATAAATTTAATCCTGACAGCGTTATTATCGAGGCAAAGGCGTCAGGGACACCCTTGATACATGAGCTTAGACGATTTGGCGTCTATGCAACTGCATTTTCCCCGAACCGCGGAATGGATAAACATGTTCGCTTAAATACAGTCGCTCCTATCTTTGAAGCGGGTCACGTTTGGCGGACCGATGACAGTTGGGCGCTTGAATTGCAAGAGGAGCTCGCGTCTTTCCCCTACGGAGAGCATGACGACTTAGTTGACGCGACTACATTAGCTCTGATAAGATACCGAGAAGGAAACTTTGTCAGGTTGTTTGATGACGATGAATCTATTCTAGAACCTGTGAGACATGATAGCTATGAGTACTACTAAAAAATTAATTAATCCTGAAGACAGGAGACTAAAACAAAAATTAACCCCCAAGCAAATGCTGTTCGTGACCAATTATGTCCAAGGAACGCTGACAGGGAAAATATCGGCAGCGGAGGCGGCACGCCAAGCGGGATACGCTGATGGCAGAGCTCGGCAAACTGCCCACGAACTTCTGAACCCTCACCTCAATCCCTTTGTGGTCGAAGCGGTGAATGAATTAAAACAAGATTTGTATGAGACGGCTGGCGTTTCGATGGCCTCGCACCTCTCGTCGCTGAAAGAAATCCGCGAAGCGGCAATGGAGAGTAAACACTACTCGGCTGCCGTCAATGCAGAAGTGAACCGCGGTCGAGTGGCAGGCTTCTACGATAACAAAGCGCAAGCGGAGAACTCTCTCGATAGCATGAGCAAAGAAGAATTGATTAAAGTTTTACAAAACTATGATAAGCTAGGCATTCAACAGGATCGCGGTCTCATCGTTCAGGATGACATGAAGAGCGAACCGCGAACCGTGGAAGGTGACTAGATGGCTTCTAAGTTTATAATAGATGATGCGTTAATATCAGATATGCTGAATTTTTCGGCGAAACCTGCACCGACATATCGGCAAGCGGAAGACGCATCCATGAGAGGATTAGAGTCTCTCCTTATCCCCGATGCGCCAGGACAACCCGAGGGAGAAGCAGTGTTTCCGCAGACAGCGGTCAGCGAGCAGTCGTTCTTAGACAAGCTTCCCTTTTTCACCGACACATCCAAAATAGATTTATCCAAAGCACCAGGCGATCGTGGTCGCTTCGATATCACCGAAAAAAATATTAAAGAGTTGGGTAATGCATTCAAAGGAATTATGGATGTACACAGCGAAGGATTAAAGCAACTCGATGAGGATTTTGCCGATGACCCTGTTGCAAAGAACGCTCTGAAAGCCTTAGGCTATCTATCAACAGGAACGAATTTAGCAATCACCGCAGGCTTCTCTCCCTTTACAGTGGGAACAGCGTACGTTGGTGATCTCATTGCCAATGTCACAGGAGATGAAACCACAGGAAGACAACTGTTTCGTGACTTGAATACTTTTCTGATAGGCAAAGGGGGAGAGGCTCCCGTCACCATTAAAATACCCTCAAAGAAGGGTGTGGTAAATGCTACCGTTAATAAGGATGGATCGATTAACGTTGGCGATAAAACATATGGCGGCGACTTAAATTTAAATAGAGCGCAGTTCATGGAACTCGTTCGAAGAGAAACATTTGGCTCTGCTAGAGAAACAGGCAATCTTAATTTGATGCCACTGCGAGAGGATGGACTTCCCTCACCAACTATACGTAAAACAGAGATACCAAAAGTAGAGGTTAAAGATATTCCAGATAATACTCCAATCAATGTTAAACCTGTTCCAAAGAAGGTAGCCATTGACAAAGGAATGAGTGAGAATGAGGGAGTCTACATGGCTAATGTAGATGGTAAGAATGTTGATCTCAAAGATAAAACATTCAACACTGCCAATATTTCTGTGACCCCTGAGGGTGTTCCAAAGTTTGATGTTCAAAATGTTATTAATAGAGATATTGAAAAACCAGAGGGAGTTAAGTCTAAAAAAGTAAAAGTAAATTTATTTAAAAAATCAGCAGGGTGGAAATGGTTAGATAAACCTGAGAACGGTAACGATAATTTTTTAGTTTCTATTGAAAGAGGGGAGAAGTCTCCTGAAGGAAAATCAATTACTAAGCATTATTATACCTTGAATACTGACATGACCGCTGATACTCAGCTCAAGTATTATCCTAATCAAAAAAGTGAGCCTCGACTAAGACCGACTGCCTATGATGATTTAATTTTTGGTAACAAAGTGGGAGAGATTGATGTTCGAGGAAAGAAACACCCTGTCTATGACACAATTGAAGTAGCACCTCCAAAGCAGGCGGTGGGAGCGGATGTTACTCCTACTGTTGAACCCAAGTATCACCCTCTTGATAGAGTTTTTAAACAACAAATAAGAGAAGTATTGTCTACTGATTTATTGAGTCCTCAATATTTAGCTAAACTAGAAAAAGATTCTGATATTAGTTGTGGTCAGTGTTATGCGGCAGCAGAGGCATTGTACCATAAATGGGGAAAGTTTAATGGATTCACTCCAAAGTATTTAAAATCCAAAGATTTTCCTGAGGGATTACCTGAGGGAGATACACACTGGTTTTTACAAAATAACAAAACAAAAGAAATACTAGATCCCACAGCGGAACAGTTTGGTGGTACCCCTATTCCCTATGAGAAAGGAACTGGAGCAGGTTTTCAAACTAAAGAACCAGCAAAAAATAAAGGTAAAGAAGTTTTAAATAGATTAGGAACAGAAAAAGTAATTCAAACCCCCAGTGGAGTTGTTCTTGACTTTGCAAATCAAAAAGGAATTGAAAAAGAAGGTGCGGATCTTAGTGGCTACATTGATCAAGTAAATTATGATATAGAAAATAACTTTCCTGAAAGAAAAAATTTAGGTGAATTAAAAAACATTACAGGTGATGATCCTCGTTTCATGGTTGGCTTTACAACAAAAGAGGGTAACCAAGGTTATATTACGGGATACGGAACTGAAAAGAATGTAGGCTTTGTTGAGTACTTTGCTAATTTAGGTACTAAGGAAAAAGCTAGTGGAGAAACTCCATCTCCTTTGAAGCCTTCAGAATTAAAAGAGATAATTAATGAGTTAAAAAAGCATTATGGCTTTCGACAGTTTGCAGGTGATAGAATTACAGGAGTAAGAGATCAAAACAGAAAATCAGGACAAAGCAACGTTGAAGATTTATTTGCAATAACACCTAAACCAGAATCAGCAGTTGATTTGATGGTTAATCCTTTCACCGCTGACATTGCTAAATCAGGAAAAATAAAAAAAGAAGACATTGCAAGATTTTTTGACGAAAGACCTACTAGAGATATCAATGATCCTAAAGCATTTAAAGAAATGGTTAATGAAGCAGTTGATGAAATCTATTATCAACTACAACAAGAGGTAACAGGAGAAGGTTGGTATGATGAAGGAGTTAAAAAGGCAATGAAGATAGCTGAAAAAATAAATCCTAAATTTAAAAATAATCCTGACCTAAAAGATTTAATTTTGTTTACAACAGCCATAGCTTCCTCAGGAGTTAGTGTTGGTTTAGATTTTAAAGTAGGTTTACAAGTTGCTGATATATTTGCTGACACTGGTCAAATACCTTTAACAAATCCTTATACGGGAGATGGCTGGACAGTAAGAGGATCTAACTTAGCTAAACAATTAAGCCTTGCTAATAATTATATTCAAAAAAACGGTCTTTCAGCTTTCTTAGAGTTTTTACATACAGAGATGACAGGAAGAGAATTACAAAATTTTAGAAAAGAATACGGTAATTTAGGTCCATCTAAAGGAGTTAAAATGGATGAGATTTATACAGGGGATAGAGCTTTTGGTCCTAAGATTGGTGAATTTATGGCTAATCTGTATGGAACAGCTGATAATAATGTTGTTGATATGTGGAATGTAAGATCGATGAATAGACTTATAGGAGATATGTTTGTTAGAGATAAAAACGGTAAAGTTGTTTTAAATAATAAAGGCGAACCCATTATAAAAGATGGATTTCCTACTATTACAATGAAAAGAAAATTTGATGAATTTATGCAAGCTGTAGCTAATATTATAGGTAAATCAGTTCGTGACACGCAAGCGATTAGATGGTATTTTGAACAAGGATTATATACTCAGTTAGGAAAAAAAAGTGTACCAAAAGACTACGGAACAGCAGCTCAAGAAGTCCTTGAAGCAAAACAATCAAACAACTCCCCTACAGGCGTTTCATCGAGCAAGACTTCAGGTGTTAAAAGCAAGACACCAACAAAAAAAGCCCAAGGTGGTAGTATAAGTATTCCCCAAAGACGATCACTTGTAAATGATGGGTTAGTTGATATAAATACTATTATTGGAAAAATAAATTATGGCAACTAACACCGACAAAGGTCTATATCAAACAGGAGAGAAACCTGAATTAGAGATTATCAAATCGGAAACTGAAGTAGAAATTGACGGTCAACCAATCCCGACTCCCGAAGGACTAGAGATTGAAATGGATGAAGAGGGAGGAGCAACTCTCGACTTCGATCCGCTGTCCAAGCTTCCCGATGAAGTAGAGTTCTATTCCAACTTAGCAGAAGTTTTAGATGATCAACTCTTAGGAAGAATATCCTCCGAACTTTTAGATGACTTAGAGAGTGACCGCGCCTCCCGTAAAGATTGGGAAGACTCTTACATTAAGGGTTTAGATTTATTAGGAATTAAATATGAAAGACGCACTCGACCCTTCACAGGTGCGAGTGGTGTTACCCATCCGCTGTTAGCGGAGAGTGCCACTCAGTTTCAGGCATCGGCCTACAAGGAGTTACTACCTTCAGGAGGTCCTGTTCGAACTGTGATGATGGGAGAAGAAAGTCCTGATAAGTATGCGAGAGCACAGCGTGTTCAAGAGTACATGAATTATCAGCTCATGAACAGAATGGAAGACTTTACCCCTGAGTATGATCAAATGTTATTTTATCTCCCTCTAGCTGGCAGCACATTTAAAAAAGTTTATTATGATGAGTTAATGGATAGAGCTGTATCAAAGTTTGTTCCAGCCGAAGACTTAGTCGTCAACTACATGACATCTGATTTAGATAGTTGTGACCGCATCTGTCAAATTGTTAATATGAGTTATAATGATTTTAGGAAAAAGCAAGTTTCAGGATTTTATAAAGATATTGATCTTGATCCCGATCAAGTAAATCCAAGTGAAGTTAAGAAAAAATATGATGAGATAGAAGGTTTAAAGCAAAACGAAAGAGACAAGTATGTTCGATTATATGAGTTTCATGTTTCCTTAGACATCGAGGGTTTTGAAGATAAAGATGAGATGGGTGAAACCACAGGAATTAAAATACCTTACATTGTAACCATTGAGGATGGATCCAGTGAGATTGTGGGTATTAGAAGAAACTACGATAAAGACGATCCGAAGAAAATGAAGAAGCAGTACTTTGTTCATTATAAATTTTTACCAGGATTAGGTTTTTATGGTTTTGGTTTACTGCATGTTATTGGTTCTCTATCCAGAGCAGCAACATCAATTCTTCGTCAGTTAATTGATGCGGGATCATTATCTAATTTACCCGCTGGTTTTAAATCAAGAGGAATAAAAATTAGAGATGATGCAGAGCCTATTCAACCAGGTGAGTTTAGAGATATTGATGCACCCAACGGTGATCTTCGAAACGCTTTAATGCCTCTCCCTTACAAAGAACCCTCTCAAACTTTGTATAGTCTATTAGGTTTTGTAGTGCAGTCAGGACAAAGATTTGCAGCTATCACTGATTTACAGGTAGGCGATGCAAATCAAAATGCTCCTGTCGGTACGACAATGGCTTTACTGGAGAGAGGATCTAAAGTTATGTCCGCGATCCATAAGAGATGTTACTATTCTCAAAAAAAAGAATTCAGACTACTTTTTAAGGTCTTTGGGGATTACCTTCCTGAAACGTATCCTTACGCAGTAGAGGGTGCAGATCGCACTATTAAAGCGGAAGACTTTAGTGAGCAAGTAGATGTACTACCAGTCTCTGATCCTAATATTTTTTCTATGACTCAGAGAGTGACCTTAGCTCAAACTGAATTACAGTTAGCTCAAAGTGCTCCTGACTTACACAACATGAAAGAGGCATACAGAAGAATGTATGAGGCTTTGGGTGTTAAAGATGTAGATCAGATGTTAAGAAAAGATACTCCTGTTGAGCCAAAAGATCCAGCAATGGAGCACGCTGATCTATTAGATGGCAATTTATTAAAAGCATATGAAGGACAAGATCACGATGCGCATATTCAGAATCATATTATATTTGGCACTAATCAAATGATTTTAGGTAATCCTCCAATGGCAATGAAATTACAAAAACATATTTTAGAACATATTTCTCTCAAGGCAAAAGAGCAGGCAATGTTCTTAGCACAGCAAGGTCAAGTTCCACAGGATCAACTTGATCCTGTCATCGCAAAACTAGAAGCTCAATTTATGGTTGAGTTAAAACAGATGTCACAACAGTTATCGGGAGGAGGACAACCTGACCCCGTGGTTCAGTTAAAACAACAAGAGTTACAGCAGGATGCTCAAAAAGATCAAATGGATGCACAGGTAGACGCTGCTAAATTACAGTTGGATGCTGAAAGATTAAAACAAAGAACAGCTATTGATCAAGCAAGAATACAAAAAGATTATGATATCGCAGATAAACGTGCCGAAGTTCAATATGATAAGATGACTAATCAAACCTTGAATCAAGCGAGAAGAGATGCCTCTAACCAAAAAGGGTAGTAAAATTATGTCTGCCATGAAAAAAAATTATGGCAAAAAAAAAGGGGAGCAAATATTCTACGCTTCTAAAAATAAAGGTACAATAAAGAAAGTAGAAAAGAAAAATGGAAAGTAAATTAAAAGCAGGGTATGTTATAGATATAATGGATGAAACAACACAAAGAAGAGTTCAAAAAATTATTGATAGCACAAGAGATTTTGTTCAAGAACAAGCTGAACAAGGTATTGATTTAATAGAATTAGCTCAGGTTATGCTTTCAATGAGTAGAGAAGCTATGGTTGACGTTTATGGGGAAGTTGTTGCAGATAGCTATATTAAACAACAAATTAGTTATTTGAAAAATTCTGAAAATAGTTTAACATTACATTAATGACTAAACGATTAACAAAAACAATTCCTCCAAAAAAAGGACCTAAGTCACAAGGTATGGATATTCCCTATGGAAAAATAGTACCAGTTGGCGCTGTTCCTGAGGATAAGAAGCGTAAACGTGGCTATGGAATAGCATCAAAAGGACTTAAATTCGAAGGAGTATTCTAATGCAAAAATGGATTAAGGACCTTTGGGATAAACACCCAAAGAAAAAATGGCTCGTAATCGGTTTACTAATCGGTTGGGTAGCTGCTCAATATATCTAATCAATGTTATCTAAATTATTAGGCGGATCTTTAGTAGACACTGTCGGTAAAGTTATTGACAGTGTCCACACTTCGGAAGAAGAAAAAGGTCAAATTAAAATAAAATTACAACAATTAGAAAACGAAATTAATTCTAAACAAATGGATATAAACTTAGCTGATGCTAAGTCTACTGCTACAGGTATTGGCGGTATCATGCAAAGATCTTGGAGGCCTTTGATTGGTATGTCCTGTGCTCTAGCTATATTTTGGGAATATGTTTTAAAACAATTCTTAGTGTTTATATTGGCAGCGTTTAGTGTAGATCATGCACCTTTACCTGAGCTTGACATGTCGACTTTATTTCCGCTTGTCACAGCTTTACTTGGGATGGCGGGCTTGCGTAGCTTCGAAAAAAGTAAGAAAATTACGAAATAGTGGCTTACTTTGATTATGAGGTAACTAAGCTTATTAAAGATAAGATACAAGCATTGGAGGAAGAGATAACCTCGATGAATGTTAACTCTTTTGAAGATTATAAATATTGTTTGGGTAAACTTCATGAAATGCAAAAGTTTCAACGAGACTATAAAGAGATTATGGAAAGGATGAATAAAGATGAGTAGTTTAATACTGCCAGAAGGGCTTAAAAAAGCCGTTAATAAAAAAAAGAAAGAAGAGAATGAAAAACCTGCTATGGAAAGAGTTCCTCAGGCAACAGGTTGGAGAATGGTTATATTACCTTATAAAGGTGTAGAAAAAACAAAAGGTGGCTTGTTACTTACTGATAAAGCTATCGAGGAACAACAACTCACTACTAATGTGGGTTTAATTTTAAGTATGGGTTCTGATGCTTACGCTGATAAAAATAAATTTCCCAATGGACCTTGGTGTAAAAAAGGAGATTGGGTAGTGTTTGCTAAATATGCTGGCTCCAGAGTCAAAATTGAAGGCGGAGAAATACGTATTCTTAATGACGATGAAATATTAGCAAAGTTGAAAGATCCGAAAGATGTATTAACTATCTATTAAGGAGATAAAAATGACTGAAGAAAAAATGGTAGACCTTGACACTACTGGCGAGAGTCAAGAGGTTGAACTTCAAGAAGAAGAATCTACTAAAGAAGAAAAAGTCGAAGAAGAAAAAGTAGAAGCTTCCACTGAAGAAAAACAACAAGAAAAAACTGAAGAAGATGATTCTAAAGATGATGGTTTAGATAAATACTCTAAAAATGTTCAAAGAAGAATTAAAAAACTTCTAGACAGAGTAGAAAAAACTGAACAACGCGAACAAGAGGCTCTTCGTTTTGCAGAAACTGCAAAGAAAAAATATGAAGATTATGAAAATAAAATAAAGTCTCTTGATGAAAACTATCTTTCAGAGTATGAGACAAGAGTACAGTCTCAAATTGAACAAGCTAAAAAATCTTATCAAGATGCTTTGTATAATAATGATGTTAATGCTCAAGTTGAGTCTCAAAGAGCTTTAACAAGATTAGCAATTGAAGAAGAAAGAGCTATAGCTTCTAAACAACAAAGAGAGCAGCTGTTAAAACAACAAGAAGGCTTGATGGCTGAAAAACAACAGCCACAACAAGCTCAACCAAGACAGCCTGATCCAAGGGCTGAACAGTGGGCGGAAGAAAATAAATGGTTTGGTCAAGATGAAGCAATGACTTTTACTGCTTTAGCCCATCATAAAAAACTTTTAAAGGAAGGGTTTGATCCTAAAAGTGATGATTATTATGAGGAAATTAATGATTATATGAAGAATCAATTTCCCAATAAATTTAATCAAAAAGAAGAAGTGAAAGAAAAAGCTCCTCAAACAGTTGCTGGAACTTCACGGACATCAAAAACAAGCGGTTCTAAAAAGGTAAAACTAACTCCTAGTCAAGTAGCGATTGCAAAAAAACTAGGTCTTACTCTTGAACAATACGCAAAATATGTATAGATTGGAGATAATATGGTAAATAAAACGTCAAGATCTAATGAGACTAGGGAAAAAACAGCTCGTAAAAAAGGTTGGACTAGACCCTCTTCATTAGACGCACCCCCAGCACCTGAAGGTTTTAAACACAGATGGATTAGGGAATCAGTCAGAGGATTTGATGATACGAAAAATATCATGGGAAAATTACGAGAAGGTTGGGAATTAGTCCGAGCCGATGAGTATCCTGATTGGCAACTTCCTACCATTGATGATGGAAAACACGCTGGTGTGATAGGGGTAGGTGGGTTACTGTTAGCTCGTATGCCAGTAGAAACTGTTGAAGAGAGAAACTCTTATTACAAAAACTTAACCGAGAGCCAAAAAGAGGCTGTCGACAGCGATCTACTGAAGATTGAGGATCCTCGGATGCCGATCAGTAAACCCCAAAGACAAACCAAAGTAACTTTTGGTTCAGGAAACAAGTCGTAATCGGCACGGTTTGTTAAACGACCAATACTAACAACGTATTACAAAGGAGTAATATTATGGCAAATCAACAAGGAAACTTTGGATTTCGTCCAGTGCTAATGCTAGGTTCTGCATATCAGGGTCAAGGTCAACAACAAATGACCATAGCTAGCAACGAAACGAATTCCATTTTTATGGGAGATCCTGTCGTGTTAAACGCAAACGGATCAATCTCTCGTGGGTCCTCTGCTGGTGCTGAGCTTGTTGGTGTTTTCAATGGTTGTTTCTATACAGACCCAACTTCACAAAAACCAACTTTCTCAAACCACTATCCAGGGGCAATTGTAGCTGATGATATCGTTGCAAACGTAATCAGTGACCCAGACGTAGTGTTTGAAGTCAAATGTGACGATGCAAACGCTGGACGAGCGCAAGTCGGTTCAACTGCTAATATCGCAACTTATGCAGCAGGATCTACCAAATCAGGTATTTCAGGCGTATCAATTGACGGTAGTACATTTGCAACTAGCAACGCTTCAAACTTCGCTGTTTATGATCTTTCAACAGATCCTGACAACAGTGACTATACTGCTGCTAACGCTAACATTCTTGTTAGAATTAACAAACATCAGTATAGAGATACCACAGGAATCTAAACTATGGCTATATCTAGAAGTCAACTCGTTAAAGAGTTAGAACCAGGTCTAAACGCACTGTTTGGCTTGGAGTACGCAAGGTATGAAAACGAACACGCAGAAATCTTTGACAACGAATCTTCAGACAGAGCGTTTGAAGAAGAAGTAATGTTATCAGGTTTCGGTTCTGCACCATCAAAAGCAGAAGGTGCTGGCATATCTTATGACACAGCGGTCGAAGCATACACTTCACGTTATACACACGAAACAATTGCATTAGGTTTTGCAATAACAGAAGAGGCAATCGAAGATAATCTTTATGATCAGCTTTCTTCTCGTTACACAAAAGCTCTTGCAAGATCAATGGCAAACACAAAGCAAGTAAAAGGTGCTGATGTTCTAAACACAGCCTTTGCTGCTGCGGGTGCTTCAGGAACTAATCCTGGTGGTGATGGTGTATCACTTATTAATACACAACACCCACTAGCACAAGGTGGTCTTTTATCAAACAGATTAGCAACAGATGCTGATTTGAATGAAACATCACTTGAGCAGTCATTAATTGACATTGCTGCATTCGTGGATGAGCGTGGTCTTAAAATAGCCACTCAAGGTAGAAAACTTATAATTCCAAAAGAATTACAGTTTACTGCTGACAGATTAATGGCTTCAGCTTTAAGAACAGGAACTGCTGATAACGACATTAACGCAATCAGAAATATGGGAATGATTCCTGAAGGTTATGTAGTGAACCACTTCTTAACTGATGTGAACGCATTCTTCATTAAAACTGATGCACCTAATGGTCTAAAGCATTTCACAAGAACTGCTCTTTCCACAAATATGGAAGGCGACTTTGATACAGGTAACGTAAGATATAAAGCTAGAGAGAGATACTCATTTGGTTTCTCAGATCCTAGAGGTATTTTCGGAACTTCAGGCGCATAATAAATAATTAACTTAATAAGAAGGGCGTATGTCTTTGACTGCGCCCTTTTTTTATGTCAAAATATAACTTTATTAACCCTATGACCCTTCGGGGACTATTAACAAAAGGAGATAGACATGGGAACAACTACATTTTCGGGTCCAGTAAAAGCTGGAACGATTAAAGA